TACCATGAAGTCTTTCCAGAAGTAGACTTAAGGTCTGACTCTAAAGCTGCGGGGCGTTGGGATACGAATAAGGGTGGTACTTACTTCGCTATTGGTGTCGGCGGTACTGTTACTGGTAAAGGTGCGGACTTTTGATTATTGACGATCCCCACTCGGAACAAGAAGCCGCAATTGCTGCGACTAACCCTGAAGTCTACGATAAGGTCTTTGAGTGGTATTCTTCTGGCCCAAGACAACGACTGCAGCCCGGGGGGGCCATTGTGGTCGTTATGACCCGCTGGAGTTTAAAAGATTTAAGTGGAAGAATTTTAAAATCGGCCTTTGATCGGGACGGCGATGAGTGGGAAGTAATTAGTTTTCCTGCAATACTGCCTAGCGAAAAACCACTATGGCCTGCGTTCTGGCCCCTAAACGAACTTCTTGCATTAAAAGAAGAACTACCAGTTTCAAAATGGAACGCTCAGTATCAACAAAGTCCTACCTCAGAAGAGGGCGCATTAGTTAAAAGGGATTGGTGGAAAGTATGGGAAAAGGAAGTCCCACCTCCTTGTGAATTTATTATCCAATCTTGGGATACGGCCTTTACTAAGAATGAACGGTCAGACTATTCTGCCTGTACTACATGGGGAGTTTTTTATCTTAATGAAGACGAAATGCAACCCAACATTATTCTTTTAGACGCAATGAAAGAAAGACTAGAGTTCCCAGAACTGAAAGAACGCGCTTTTAGAATGTACAAAGAATGGGAACCAGACGCCTTTATTGTTGAGGCAAAAGCTTCAGGAACGCCTCTTATATTTGAATTAAGACGCATGGGTATACCGGTGACAGAGTTTACACCAACCCGTGGTAATGATAAGATAGCGAGGCTGAATTCCGTAACAGATTTATTTGCGTCTGGCAAGGTATGGGCGCCGGGCAAAAGGTGGGCTGATGAAGTAATTGAAGAAATGGCTGCTTTTCCAAACTCGGATCACGATGACTTAGTGGACTCTTCCACGCAAGCTTTGATCCGTTTTAGAAAAGGCGGTTTCATTCGATTACCGTCAGACGAAGAAGACGAACCAATTTATAGACGCAAAGCTGCGTATTACTAGGAAACAATATGGCAATTGAAAAAGGTTTATACCAAGCCCCTCAAGGGATCGAAGCTCTAGCAATAAACGAGCCGGAGATTGAAATTGAAATTGAGGATCTAGCGGAAGACGACTTAAATGACGAAGTAGAAACCGACGAAGATTTTGGTGCAAACCTAGCCGATTACATGAGCGAAGGCGCTTTAACTGAAATCGCTGGAGACTTAATCGGAGACTTTGATTCAGACGTTGCTTCCCGCAAAGACTGGATCCAGACCTATGTAGACGGCCTAGAACTCTTAGGACTTAAGATTGAAGAACGCACAGAACCTTGGGAAGGCGCTTGTGGTGTTTATCACCCACTGCTTTCAGAAGCCCTTGTTAAGTTCCAGTCTGAAACAATTATGGAAACGTTCCCAGCCGCAGGTCCAGTAAAGACCCAGATTATCGGCAAAGAAACGCCTGAGAAAAAAGCCGCTGCTGAACGTGTTCAAGCGGACATGAACTATCAGTTAACAGACGTAATGCAAGAATATCGTCCCTGAGCAAGAGCGTTTGCTCTGGGGTTTGGGTATTGCAGGTAATGCATTTAAGAAAATTTATTACGACCCAAGCCTTCAGCGTCAGGTCGCTATGTATGTTCCAGCAGAAGATATCGTAGTTCCTTATGGAGCTTCTAGTCTTGAGTCTGCAGAGCGTGTCACTCACGTTATGCGTAAAGGCGAAAATGAACTACGCAAACTTCAGGTTGCCGGTTTTTACAGAGACATTGACTTAGGAACACCAGACAACGTATTAGACGAAGTAGAAAAGAAAATTGCAGAAAAGCTTGGCTTTAGAGCTACTTCAGACGACAGATATAAAGTACTAGAAATGCACGTTGACCTTGACTTAGAAGGTTACGAGCATGAAGGAGAAGACGGAGAGCCAACAGGAATTGCCCTCCCCTATGTAGTTACCATTGAAAAAGGATCCGGTTCAGTATTAGCGATCCGCAGAAATTGGAACCCAGATGATGAAACTTTTAAGAAACGTCAGCACTTTGTTCACTACGGCTATATTCCCGGTTTTGGCTTTTATTGTTTTGGTCTCATTCATCTTATCGGGGCTTTTGCTAAGTCAGGCACTAGTATCCTCCGCCAACTCGTTGATGCCGGATCACTTTCAAACCTGCCGGGTGGCTTTAAGACCCGTGGCTTGCGTGTTAAAGGAGACGACACGCCGATAGCGCCCGGAGAATTCCGTGACGTTGACGTACCTAGCGGCACAATGAAAGACAACATTATGCCGTTGCCATACAAAGAACCTTCAATGGTTCTGGCTGGCTTACTGGATAAGATCGTAGACGAAGGCCGCAGATTTGCTTCAGCAGCAGATCTTAAAGTTGCAGATATGTCAGGGAATACCCCAGTAGGGACAACCCTTGCTATTCTGGAAAGAACTTTAAAAGTCATGTCTGCCGTACAAGCCCGCATTCATTATTCAATGAAACGCGAGTTTAAGTTATTAAAAATAATTATTGCAGACTACACCCCTGAAGAGTATTCATATGATCCTCAAGAAGGTGACCGTAGAGCCAAGAAGTCGGATTATGACAATGTAGAAGTAATTCCAGTATCCGATCCTAATGCGGCAACAATGAGTCAAAAGATTATGCAGTATCAAGCTGCTCTTCAATTGGCTCAATCCGCGCCCCAACTTTACAACCTTCCCTTATTACACCGTCAAATGCTAGACGTGCTAGGAATTAAAGACGCAGCTAAGTTAGTTCCTTTGCCAGACGATCAAAGACCAAGAGACCCAATAACAGAGAATATGGATAACCTTAAGGGTAAACCATTAAAGGCGTTTTTATACCAAGATCACGACGCCCATATTGCGGTTCACATGGCTCTAATGCAAGATCCAAAAATCATGCAAACGATTGGTCAAAACCCACAAGCTCAAATGATTATGGGAGCTTTAATGGCTCATATTCAAGAACACTTGGGTTACTCATATCGTCAGCAAATGGAAGATATGATTGGAGTTCCAATTCCTTACTCGGAAGAAGAAGATTATTCAATTCCTGAAGAAGTGGAATTACAGATAGCCCGCCTTGCCGCACCCGCAGCACAGAAACTGTTACAACAGGATAAAACGGCTATTGCAGCGCAACAAGCGCAACAGGCAGCCCAAGATCCATTAGTACAGATTCAACAACAAGAATTACAAATTAAGCAGCAAGAAGCTCAAACCAAGCAAATGAAAGCGCAGTCTGACGCACAGGCTAAGGCACAACAAATGCAAATTGAGCAAGAAAGAATTGTTTCACAAGAGCGTATTGCAGGAATGCAAATGAACGCTAAAGCCCAAAAAGACCAAGCAGAATTACAGATTCAACGAGAAATCGAATCTGCAAGACTAATGTCTAAGGAAATGCTAGAAGCAAACAAGCTTGGAGTTGACGTTGCCAAGCATAAAGAAATAATGTCAAAAACGGAGAAATCCACGAAAGGTGAATAATGCTAGACAAAGCTCTAACTCATCTCAAGAGCCAGATAGATGAGAAAGTAGCACGGTTACAAGAAGCATTAGGTACGGGTACGGCGAAAGATTACTCAGAGTACCAAAAGATGTGTGGTGAAGTTCAAGGTCTATTGACCGCCCGTCTTTATATTACAGACCTTGCACGAAACTTGGAGAACTCCGATGAGTGAACTTCAGTTAAATCAAGCAGTTGATTTATCAGCTTTACTGAACAAAGACGCAGAAGAAAAAGCACGACAACTTCCAACACCCTCTGGCTACCGCATTCTATGCGCTATTCCAGAAGTAGAAGAAGAATATGAAAGCGGTATCCTAAAGTCAGATCAAACGATTGATTACGAAGAAAAGCTGGCAACAGTCCTTTTTGTAGTAGATCTTGGTCCAGACTGTTACGCTGATAGCACTAGATTTCCTAACGGTGCTTGGTGTAAAAGGGGCGATTTCATTATCGTTCGACCAAACGCTGGAACACGCTTACTGATTCATGGTAGAGAGTTCCGGATGATTAACGATGACACGGTGGAAGCAGTAGTAATGGATCCCCGCGGCATAAAACGTGCTTAAGGAGTAAAAAAACATGCCTCAAGAAATGAACAAATACGAGTTTCCTGACGAAATTGAAGTCAGCAAACCCGGAGCTGAAATGAGTGAAGGTGAAATCGAAATTGAAGTAGAAAACGATACGCCACCAGAAGATCGCAACAGAAAGCCAGTAGATCCTGAGACAATTCAGGCTTTAGAGGACGATAATCTTGAAGAGTACCAAGAAAAAGCCCAGAAAAAGCTAAAAGATCTTAAAAAAGTATGGCACCAAGAGCGCCGCGAAAAAGAAGCAGCGCTTAGGGAGCAACAAGAAGCAAGTTCGTCCTAGCAAAAAGAATGTTGGAAGAGAATAAAGCCCTCAAACAACGTCTTTCTAATGGAGAAACTGTCTATGTTGACGCTGTAAAACAGGCAACTGAGCAAGAATTAGACTCTGCCAAGGCAGAATTTAAGTCCGCTTACGAATCTGGTGACTCAGATAGACTACTTGCTGCCCAAGAACGCATTACAAATGCAAAATTAAAGGCAGATAAAGTAGATAATTATCAACCACAGTTCCAAAAAGCTTTACAAGAGCAAGAAAATCCAGTACAAATCACTAATCAGCAGGTTAATGCCCCTGATAAGAAAGCTTTGAAATGGCAAAAGAACAACGATTGGTTCGGTCAAGACGAAGAAATGACGAGTCTGGCATTAGGATTGCACGAAAAATTAGTACGCAACGGGATCCCGGCTGGATCAAATGAGTACTATGAAAAAATTGATAAAACAATGCGTAAACGATTCCCTGAGAATTTTGACGGGGAAGAAGAAGTAAATGTTGAAGAACCTGAAAAGGCTCAGAAACAAAAAGCTAGTACGGTAGTCGCTCCGGCAACACGCAGCACGTCTCCGAAAAAGATTCGTATGAGCAAAACCCAAGTCCTACTTGCGAAAAAGCTAGGATTAACCCCAGAGCAGTACGCCCGTGAACTAACTAAATTGGAGGCCCAAAATGGCTGAAGTAAAAAAGACTCGTGAGCTTGAAACCCGTGCAGTAGTGGAACGTCCCCAACAGTGGATGAACCCCGAATTGCTCCCTGAACCTGATAAACAGGCTGGGTATGCTTATCGATGGATTCGTGTTTCAACATTGAACAACCCTGATCCGCGTAACCTTTCAGCAAAACTGAGAGAAGGATGGGAACCGGTTCCTGTTGAAGAACAACCTAAATTTCAACTGTTAGTTGATCCAACAAGTCGCTTTAAGGACAACATTGAGATCGGCGGATTATTGCTTTGCAAGACTCCTATTGAATTTGTTGATCAGCGTAGCGAATACTACGCTAAACAAACAGCTGCTCAGACGGATGCTGTAGACAATAACTTAATGCGCCAAAGTGATCCCCGGATGCCCCTTTTCAAAGAAGGTAAATCCTCGACTAGCTTTGGTTCTGGTAAATAACTTTTTTATATTGGAGATTTAAATGGCTTATCCAACCGTTTCTGCTCCCTATG